TGAGCCACGAGGTTGAGCCGATCTTAACGAGCGTTGCCAAGCCGTTGCGGGCCAGCGTGCGCGTTCCGGTCGTCGTGCTGTTAGCCAGCGTCATTGTGTCGCTAGAAATTGCAATCGACAGCGGTGACGTATTGACGTTGACGATAATAATGACCGTACCCACCGGGAACGCGACCGTCGCGTTGGGCGGCACCGTCAGCGTCAGCGAAGTGCCGTTCATCAATACCGACTTGCCACGGTCTGCCAGCACCAACTGGTAGTTAGCGGTTTTGCTAACCTGCGGCGCGTCTCGATAGCCCACGGCGAAGTTAAGACTTACCGTGTCGTTATCCGGCACCAGCGGCGTACCCGTAAACGTGGGCGAGGCAATCGGTGCGTAGGTTGCAGCCGCCAGCGTCGTCGTCAGGCCGTCCGTGATGCCGTAGCCTGCGAGCGTATTCGGCGTGCCGCTAATCGTGGACCACGCAATTGTTTGCGTAGAAACGTCGTTCACACCGCCGATGTCGTCGTACTCGCCAATCTGCACGTCGCCAGAGTCGGTCAATACGAACCGATACAACGCACCTTCGGCCAGCCACAAGTCCTCGGGCAGTCTGCCGCCAGAGTCTAGGATGATCGGGTTTGTGTTGACGGACGTACCGGAGACGGACGTGTAGGTCGCAACCGGGGTCGTGGTGCCAGCAACGTAGGTGTAGATTTTACCGCCTGACAGCACTTCGCCATCGTCGGTAAAGAACTGCGCCCCAGCGCCAGCAAAGGCTGAAAGGTAAACGGTCATACATACACCTGCATAACAGTCAAAATGATAGAAGGTATGGCTGGAACGGGCGGAGCAGCGGCAAATTGCTGTAACTGCACGTCCAAAGCATCTACAGAAAAGTACAACTGAAAGTAATCACCGTTTGACAGCGGCAAGAAAAAGTTAGCCGCCGAAAAAATTTCAGCGTTGTTGCCTTGAATCTGAATTAACGACCCTGAATTGGCGACGTTTGTGCCGTTAATAGCAGGCCAAATGTACAACCGCCCCGTACCGCCCGAAGTCTTATCGACTTGGATAGAAAACTGTACGTTGTAGATAGCAGGGCGAGTAACCTTAATTTTGCTGCTATCAGCAGGGTCGCGGTACACGCCATAAGCCGGGTCGGCGTTGTTGTACGTGATGGCTTTAGCCGTATTGATAATCGTAGCGGCTTGCGTTTGCGTTGAGAAAAACGACCCGTAGTTAATTAGACCCGGTTCAAACCGAGGCGGCCCTTTCTGTAAATCGTCAATATTGCCACGCAGTACCGCTACCTCGTCCTCGACGTTAGCCGCCAACGACGGGGTAATCTCAAGATCAGCAAGCGTCGTCGCAGTGGTGCCGCCGCCAGTCAAAACGTACTGGTTGTTTAGGAACCTAAACCATTCACGCGAAACCAAGCCTGTCCGTTCGTCAATAAACGGAACACGCGGGGCTGGAATTTGCGTAATGTTCTGAGTCATTACGATGCCGTCGGGCTGATCTGTAGTTCAGCGCCCATGATGGCGACCTTGACCGGATCGGTGCCGCTAATCTCGTACACGCGGTCACGCAACTTCAGCGTCATGCCGAGGCGACGGAAAATCACGCGAGTACCGTACTCACCAATACGCCCCATTGACGCCTGACGCTCACCGTTCCACGTATGACCGCCATCGTCTGACCAACGCAGCATCAACTGCGGGTTAGCGCCTAGCACGGTATAGCCGTCAAGTTCCAAGTAGTATCCAGGCGGGAGCGTGCCGACAACGTACTCGATGCCGCTACTGAGCGTCACGACGCTACCCATCGTGTACTCAACGCCTGTGCTGGAATCTACCGGGTTGTCCACCTCGTACACTGTGCCTGTAGAGGACAACACATCCCACGGCGGTCCCGGTGTAACGTCAAACGGGTCAGCCGTCTGCTCGGTTTCAATAAAGTCGCCGTCTTCCGTCAGCAAGTAGCCCAAGAAATCAAACGCATCGTTGCCAGCCAAGCCAACGCCTGTCTCGCAGTCCACCTGCAACGAGTGGTGCGCGGTACGCTTGAGATCATTAGCGCCGGTCGGCAACGCACGCCAGCGGCGCAGCCACTTCTGGGTCTGCCCGTCGTCAGCGTAGACATCTAGGTCAAACGCATAGACCTTGCCGTTTTGGTAGTCACCTACAAACGGGTCACCGTTAAAGCGAGCATGGCAGTTACCACGATGACGCTTAAAATCGCCGTTACGGAACCCAGCGCGTTCGTGCCAAGCGCCGGTAGCCGCGTCAAATACCCATGTCGTATCGGCGTCAGTAAAGTTCAGCACGTAGAACGTGTGACCGTCCTGCTGATACGTGTAACCCACCGCGTCAGCCAAGTTGGCATAGCCTTGAATGGCAAACTCAACTGCGTGCGTTGAAATACGCACACCTTGATATCCATTGGCTCGATAGACGATGCCCTGCCCGCGAGCGTCTGCGCCAAGCCAAAAGACGGAGTTGTCCATCTTGGCGACCGAGTACGGCGCAATACAGCCGATCTCGTTATAAGCGCCTTGGATGCGGGTCAGCGGAAAGTCAGGGTCGCCGGAGTTGTACCAGACCTCTACGGAGTTCGTGCCAAACAGCCACGCCTCTCGATGGTCAATGATCAAGGAGACTAACCCGTCCGGCGAACCCTCGGCACTAGCAAAATCCAAGGGGTCAATAGACAAGCCATCCAATAGGCTTGTGACCCAGACTCTTTGCGAATTTGGTTCGTTAAAGACAAAGTAACCGTCAAGGTATCCAACCGTTACCGCACCGGGAAAGTCCGGGTCGGTAATTTGTGCGAACGCTAAAGTATCGCTGTTGTAGATAAACCCGTCCGGGTTGCAGGCAATAAAAATCTGCGTGCCGTTGTCAGCCATTGACACCGGCCCCGTACCCGTTACATCGCCAATCTTGGTAACAACGTAATTGGTATTGACGCGGTAAAACTCGCTACCCGAGACGACATACAGAAAATTGCCAAGGCTGTAGAGGCCGCGAATCGGGCCTGTGCCAACCGTGACCTTTAACGATATGCCAGGGCAACGCTGTAAATACGCTGGCTCTTTTCCGCCTTCTGGGACTACCTCTGGATAAAGGTTGACCATCCGGTTGTCGGCAGCATTGACCGACCGGATAACGTATGACGACCCTAAGATCGGCGTCTTCACTTAAAAATTGCCAGTAAAGATATTGAAGCGCGGACGGTTTACGATGAGCGCTGCTGGCATTGCCATCAAGTCATCCGGGTTGTTGATGCGCTTCAAATCGCGCTTGCTGGTCATTGCGATGCGTTGCACTTGCGGAGACGGCTCGACACCGAACTCGGCTGCAAGTTCACAGGCCAAGCAAAAGCGGAACGCACGCAAGTATCCAGGCGGGAACGCAAGGCTAGTGTCTAGCGTGGCCGGTTGAGCCAGCGGACGCACCGACACAAAGTGGAACTCCAACACCTTGGTCGGCACTGGGTAAATGTAAATCTCCACGTCCGGGTAGGTCATATTGACCCACATTAACTGTGGATAAGTTGAGGTTACTGTCTTAACGGCAATGTTGTTGTATTGCTGATTGTTAATCAGTTTGATGCCATACGACACGTTGGTCGAGGCGTCACGGAAATAGGTGGCGTCGTCCATAAGGATCGGACGCTCGGCAACAAACGTGCCCGTCGGCCCCATCGTAATGGTGCGGACGTTCGGCTGCCAGTTGTAGATTTGATCTTGGGTCGAGTAGACCGCCAGACGCTCCGTACTCCACGAGTCAAGCATCTGGTTAAGGGCAGTGAGGGCGTCCTGAGACGTGGCTGCCGAAGGCACTTCACCTTCTGCCAATTGCCCGATCAGACGCAGCGCACCGTTGATCTGGTCAGCAGCGGTGGTTGCCATGTATTACTCCCGGCGTCGTCGTCGCGCCCTTAATGCGTTATCAGAATTCCCCGATGCCGACAAGTCTGCCGACACCGGGGATTCTGAATCATCAGGGTCAGAGGGGTCAAATTCCTCCCACCCATGCTCCATATCTTCCCGCGCTTCTAGCACCGAGATTGCTACTTTCTCGCCGTGCTTGTGATGACGAAGGTAGATATTCGGCATATTACGGCAGCAATCCGTAAGCCTGTAGACGAGACTCCAACTGGCCGACTCGATCTTGCAGGTTCTTGATAACAGACAGCACCGTGTTGCCTTCGTCCTTAGTGACAAAGCCAAACGCGCTGGTGTTAACAAGGTCTTGAATTGCATAGTCCGGCGTAACCGGCGCAGTAGACGAGATTGTCGTCAACTGAGCGGTCAGCGCCGCGCCTTCGGCTACGGGGGTTGTGCCGAAAAAGCCAACCGTACCGCCTGCTGCGCCAATTACCGCACCGTCAAGTGCCGGGTCAGAAAAGGCAACACCAATCGCCTTTGAATTAGGCATAGAAATACCCCTTTAGGTTAGCCCTCGGCGGGTTTCCCCGCCGAGGACGTTGCCATTACGAAATGCGGTAGCAGGTCCACGTACCGTCGCCCGTCTTGCGAGCGCGGAAGTGACCCGAAGTACCGTTATCAACCTGACCAGCGCCAACCAGCGTCCAGCCCGTGCCGACAGCAACGGTTACGTCGTCCGTACCCGCGTCGATGTTGACAACAAAGAAGTCAAACGCAGCGTCTACCTTCGAGGCAGACGTAACGTAGGCTTCAAGGTCAGCAACCGTCGGCAGAGTGAGATCGCCAGCCGTACCATTAAAGGTAAACAGGCCGTTAGCCAACTGAGCAGCGGTAACAGTCGCAGCAGCGGTCAACGCCGTCGGAGCGCCCTGAACAAACAGGAGCGGCTCGCCAACATTGCCGTCTGTAACCTGATAACCACCAGCGCCATTAGGAAGTGCCATTTTGTATTACTCCGTGAATAAGGTTAAGGGTTAGCCCCAGAGACGCACGCCCATCTGCGGGCGAATCACCGAGTAGCCATACAGCACGTCGATACGGCACGGCATACGGTCGTTGTTGATGTCGTACTGACGGACAACGCGCATGGAGATACC